GTCGTTGGCTCACCAGTAGTCGTTGGCTCACCAGTGGTCGTTGGCTCACCAGTAGTCGTTGGCTCACCAGTGGTGGTAGGCTCACCAGTGGTGGTAGGCTCACCAGTGGTGGTAGGCTCACCAGTAGTAGTCTTCCAGTCGTCTGGGTCTACTTCTGGCAAACATTTGTCTGGATCAAAGTCACAAATACTATGAATTTCTAATATCAGTGTTTTGTCTTTTATGTTGATTTTTTTTATGAAATCTTGCTGACTCAATGTTAATTTCTTGAACAGAATAGTAGCAGTGTTTGCTCCAAAGTATTTCTCAGCAATAAGTAAATTGTCTTCTTTGACTCTTAAAGCCATTTTTATTCTGTTTTTGAGTTCAAAAAAGTTATCTCTATAATCATCACCAGTTTCATTTAACTGGTCAACAATTTGAATAGAATAATTATCTAAGTACAGATCATCTGCATTAGACATAGTTTCTGATATTGTTTTAAACACCTTACTAGATTGAAGATATACATCTTCTGAGTGCAGATAAGTTACAACAATTGAAGAATTACATGTACCTATAAGTGTTGGTAAGTCATAAATACCCCATGAGCCATTCTCATTTGTAATCTGACTATAATTAGTGCCGCTACTTTTGGCAATGTACAATTCTCCACATGGACAATCATCAATGTCTCTTGGGCATTCTACTCCACTTTCTGGAATAACTATATAAGAAGTTAAATCTTCTGAAGGGCTTAGAGTTGTAGTTGTGGTGGTAGTAACTGTGTCCGCTGGGGTGTATGATATATACGGCTTCCGTGGTTTAGCGCATCGTTTTGGTCTTCCCATATTATCATATCCTTAATGCCCGCAACACTGACAAGCAGTTGACTCGCTACTCACCCAAAGAGGTCTATACTCCGATCCAATTTTTATAGCCACAACAAAATCATTATGATTAATTTGAAGAAATCTGTCCTTATTACTAACCAAAACTTCTTCACCAGTGCTAGTTAATATATAGCCAACTGTTGGTGAATTGTAATTTCCTGCTAGAATAGTTTGCTGCGCAATTCCCTCGATTAATAATTCGTCTAATCTGCTCGCATTGTTAATTGCTAAAGAGTGCGCAAAACTAATCCCAGATGATGAATAGAGAGAAGTATTATCACTAAATCTTATAGCACCCTGTAGTTTTAGATCGCCTTTAAGCTCTGCTGACGGTAAACCACTATTAGCAAACTCATAATTTCCAGAGTTAGAAAGTGGATCTCCACTATGACTTAATAGTAGCAAATCTACGCTTTCATTGCCAGTGAATTTAAAAGAAAGTTGATTTTGTGGATAATCGTCACCACCAGCATCAATCACTTCAATAGTATTGTTTTTTATGAGTAATTTTTCAACGTTATCTTCACTCTGTATCTCGATTTTTCCATGTGGTAAGAACAAATGTCTTTCATCTGTTGATAAATTGCCGCTGATTATCGGATGATCGCCATTTCCTATTAACAAAGTGTCATTAGAAGCTAAGTCTCTTCCTAGATAATTATTGCCAATTACTATATTTCCACTTATAGCTTCATTAGAATCATACAAAGCTTTGTAACCAATAGCTATATTATCTGTTCCGCTAGTAATATGCAGTAATGCAGAAGTACCAATCGCAACGTTTCTGTCACCTGACGTAAGGTTTTGAAGTGCTAAAAATCCAAAACCAGTATTGTCATATGCTTTATTTTCTAGAATTGACCTATCACCATTACAATACATTCCACCTAAAGTATTACCTTGGATATCTGAGTATACAAGGTTGTCGTTGCTGTCATATTTATTTAAAGCAAGATTAAACTGATTGCCACTAGAATCCATAAAATAAATCGAAGATGATTGCTTATCATAAACCTGACGCTGTTTAACGTATAGCTTTCCGTACTTTTGTGTTGGAGAAATGGCGCCTGTAGTCTCACAAATACTAACTACCGATTTACTATGACCTGATCCACCAATAGTAATCATATCATGCATTTGGCCACTTACAGCAAAAAAACCAATTTTGCTATCTTCGTCCATCCTAATGAAGATTTCTTTGTTTCCTTTTTTATACATACTTATATCAGCTATACCACTGTGGTTAAAGTATGTAATGTCTAGCCCACTATTGACACAATTTTCATGACCAAATAGCTGGAGTGAACTTTCATAGTATCCGTCGTTTTCGGCAGTTGCTCTTATTACAGCATTTCTGGCACTTCTTATATTTAGTGCAGTTTCTGGTAATTTTAGATGACTTGTGCCTTCAAAGTCATTGATTCCAACAACACCTTCAGAATCCCCGCCCTTCATAAGAATTAGACTGTGTATTGGTTCTGAAGTGTTATCATACGAGCTAATTGCAAATCTGTCAGATAGAGGACCGTCATAATTAATATCAGAATCGTCAAAATACTTTACTTCAAAACCCTTTAACTTAGGCTTACTATTGTATTGATCTAGCTCATTAACTCTTGTGTTACTTAAAAATCTATGGGATACATTTACTCCTGGTTGAAGCGCTCCAAATGTACATACGTAGTCACGAATATCAACAACATTATCGTTTATAGAACCATGTAGAAAGTTTATATCACCAACACCGTTAATTGAATGATTTGCTGTTTTACCAAAGTATATTTTTTTACCAAGGAAATCATCTCTAATGTAGATACCCATGCCGCTTGGTTGGGTAACTAAAGAAAGGTGGCCGCTTCCTATAACTCTATCTGTTAAAAGGTGGCATCCTCCACTGATGTGAATGCTGATATTACTGTTCCAGCTAGAGCGTGAATAAACATTATCATTTTCTAACCAAGTTAATGTGCTATTGTATGGTTTAAATTTGAAATAGTAATTTCTTAAATATGAGTTATTATCTCCACTCGACTGAACAACAAAACCGGCGTCTACTAACTCTTGATCGTTTAGATATCCACACTCAGAATCGCCTTCACAAATTCCAGTTGCTGCTAAATACAGAGTTTTGCACTCATAATAACAGTCTGAAACAGTTCTATTGATTTCAGTATAAGACTCTGCTATAACATCTTTAAAGTAACCAACATTCCATCTATTATTTTCTGAACCAAGATTATACGTATTGGTTTGTAATGGTAAAACATTACCACTTACAGAAATGGCTTCTAAATCGTGAGAGTATGCAATGTTTCCACTTGGAAACTTTATACCACTAGATAAATAAAGTCTGTCAAACTGATAAGAATCTGAGCCTAAATTAAACTGAGCATTTTGAGACGGTGTTATATTTCCACTGACTTGCAAAGTACCGTCGCTGTGCAGGGTTTTAACGCCAATGCCAAATTTTACAGATGAAAAATCTCCGTATACTAGAGGAGTTAGTCCAATCCCAGATGGATTAGCGCAAATATATCCAGAATCAACAGGATGTGAAGCTATGTACAGTTTGTTGCTAGTATTTCTACCTACGTAATAACCGGCAGCGTTTCCTATTGCTACATTATAGTTTCCAAACTTGTTTGATTCTAATGTATAGGTTCCTAGCCCAACATTTCCATAACCAGTAGTATTAGCTGAAACCGACTTAAATCCAACAGCAACATTGTCACCACCATAAACATTACAACTTAAAGCGCTAGATCCCAAAGCTGTGTTCTTTGTTCCTTGAAAATTGTTTCTCAAGGCAGAGTGACCAAAAGCTGAATTATCTTCATTATTACTATTGGTTACATAGTAATTTTTGAAAGTCTCTTTGCCAGCCCTGGTTGATCTAGTATCCAAAGATGCAAAATTATTAGTATCTAGATCCTTACCTTGTAATAGATTGTGCGCAGAGTCTATAATATCCAAAAGATTATGCCTAATATCACGGGGAGATATTAGGCCAGTAGAATTATCAGATAACTCTGTAACAATATTGGTGATAAGTTGTTGTTTGCTAATAATCATTTAAAAGCCTTGCTTATTTGAGACTGATTTCTAATGAGTTACCATTGAACTTAATACTGTCACCGATATACACATTCCTTGGATTTTGTAATTGAGCGTACATTAAAACGTTACCACTACCATGTAATGCGCTATCGACAATAGCAACACCAGAAACCCAGCCCCAATCAGTCAAAGCTGTATTGAAAACTAGATCTAATTTGTTTTTTATGAAACCATTACCTTCATACTGAGTATATCCACCATTTACTTCAGAACCACTAACATAAAGGTTTGTTGGTGAGTAAAAATTAACACCTGGGAATGTATTGGAAAATGTTACAAGAGCAGCTGAACTAGCTGACGATGCAGCTTCTCCAGAAGCCTGTAGCAAGTACAATGGATAAAAATACCCACTATGGTTGACTTCTTCGCTGTAGACTTGGTATATAGTGAAAGGGTCTGAACCAACAGTGTTCCAATTGATATCGCCACTATCTGCTGGAGGTCCAAGTTCAACTCTTGCATAATTGGTTGACACATGATCAATGCCTTGATCAACACCTGAAGGAATTTCTGGAATTGTTCGACCCGTGTCTGAATCTTTTGGCACAGAAGAGGTCAAAGCAATAGCAATGTTTGCTGGTCTTTCAAAAGCAGTGTTTCTAAACAAATGACTAAGAAGACCAGATTCCAAATAATCTGATAGAGCGGCCATATTTTTCTCCTATAGAGTCCTAGAGTGTATACATCTACTATCTTATACACAAAAAAAGCCGCCCCCAATTAATGAGAGCGGCTTGATTTTGTTTAGTAGTCTAGATTAGAATGAGCCAAGAATGACTCTTCTATTATCTAGAACACCAAAGCCGAGTTCTGCAAAGCCATAGTAGCCAGCACGCTGCTGACGATGGAGAGTTGGGTCTTCGAAGACCTGTAACTGCTCCTTGACTGGCATTACAAAGCTATCATTTGTGGACTGATCAAGACCAACAACAAGCTCAACATCACTTGCCTGAACAGCACCTGAAAGCTCATTGGTGAAGAAGTCCTGATATTCCTGGCCTTCGCCTAGTTCATCGAGGTCATGAAGGTTAACACCAAAGATTCTGGTGATTGGAGCACCGTTTTCTGGAGCGGTGTAGATCTCACGACGAGTTACTTCGTCAACCTGATCAAGACCCCAGTTACGGATATCCTCAAGAGCTTCTGGTGAAACATAGAGGTCAGTAAGACGACCACGACCAACTGAAGCACTATTACCACCTGAATTACGACGCATTACAGTCTGCATAAGAGAAACGAGTCTCTTACTGAAAAGACCAGCAGTTGCGTCACCGTCATAAACGAGAAGATTACGATCAACACCGGCAGCAAGAAGTGTGTGCCAACCGTCATCGTTCATCTTCTTTGTGAAGCCAGCTTCCATAACCTGCATGGCACGACCAACAATATCCCATCTTGCTTCACGGGCATAGCGAAGTAGATAGTCTACTGATGATGCAATGCTATAAGTTGGAATCATCACATAATCGCCTTCAACTGAACGCTCTGGAATTCTACCATGACCAGGATTGGTATAAGCAACATGCTCACCTTCAAGGCCAGGGGAGATAAGATCGAGAGGATATTCAGTTGTTGCCCCTGGTTCTACATTAATGGTTTCAAAAATGTTACCAAGGATATTACCGACAAGAACACCCTTACGAAGTGGGAGTTCAAGAGCTTTTGCAAACTCACGCTGTGCAGCCTGAGCTACATTGATGTCCGCATCCCCTGACTTACGTAGGAGACTTAGGAATTCATCACTAGGTCTAGTATTTAATGGCATAGTTAAATTCTCCTTTTTCATGGAATTAAAAGTTAGGGGAGGTTGATTTCTACTTTTGCATAACCATCTTCGTCCTTTGAAGAAAGGAAGCGACCAACCTGTAGCACACCTGAGCTACCTGGAGAGTCTTTACGAAGATTGCCAGCAGTTACATGACAAGCATAAGCTGGATCACCAGCTGATGGTGTACCTGTAATGCTATTAGTTACAACATACCCCTTACGGAGAACTGTAACCTTCCCACCCTTCTGCACTTCGTCTTTGTGCTGATTTAGGTGAGTACGAGTAAGATCCTTGTTAACTACGTCGTTAAGAAGAATACCAACTGGAACCACTGCTGAAGTAGCAGCCTGATACTTAACAAGGTTTACACCCTGATCCATAGCTGCACCTGAACCAGCAGTTGAATCGTGACTTACAACACCGCCACGGGTAGCCGTGCCAGCATTGTAGAAGAAACTGATATCAGTCTGTAGTTCAAATCTATCTGATTTTAGAGCCATAATTATATCTCCTTTTTATCACTTATGTAGTACGTTGTTTTCTAGCCATTCGGCCACACTAGCTCTGGTAGCTTGTAACTCATCTGTGTCGTCAGACGCATCAACAAGTGTTGCTTCTGTTGACTTAACATCCTCAAAAAGTTCTTCTGATACTTCTTCTGCCTGAGCGTCCTCTTCTGCCTGAGCACATTCTTCCGCTTTGCCCTCTTCCATCTTTTCATGCTTTTTAGCCTTCATCTTCTTGTTGTACATAGCAACAATCTGACTGAAAGCTTCATCTTCTAGGGCATCATAAAGAGCTAGTGACTGTTCTGCTTCTTCTGGCTCAAAACCAGCTTCTACAAGACTAGCTTTACGCATGTTGTCTCGCTGCTCTTTCTTCATCTTATTCATTTCCTCTTCCTTCTTTTTCATTTCTTCGTCCTTGGCGGCAATAGCTTCTTCAAGAGACTTTACGGCCTCTTCTGCTGATGCTACTTTTTCCTGAAGTAAAGAAATTTCCTCTGACTTGGCTGTTACATCGCTTTCAAGGCTAGCAATTGTATCAGCATATTCTTTATCTTTTGCAGCTTCAATCTGGGCACGAATGGCCTTGTTTTCTTCTTGAGCAGATGCCAACTCTTGACGAGTTTCAGCTAACTGCTGCTCTAAAACATTGTTATCAGACATATTAATATCTCCTTCTGATTCTACACTAGTAAACGTTTCATTTAAAGAGAAAGCTTTGCTAGCATCAAGGATAACACTTCTTGGATTAGCCGGTCTAGAAACTAAACCTTTACCAGAAAAAGAGATATCTCTTAATGATCTACCAATTTTATAGCCTTCGTACTCTCCCGTACCACCATACGCCCTTAAATGTTTTGTTAAAAAGGATGATTCTTCTGATCTGGCAACTATTTTAGCGTTGCCTTTAGTATCTACTACTGAATAATCAAATCCAGCAAATAAACACTCCATAGAAACGAACCACTTACCTTCTTCTATTTCTGCTATGATTTGTTGCATACGTTGACGATTTTCTGCATTAGTCCAACTATTGTACAAAACCGCCTCGGTTATAATATCAAAACTTTCAGGAGCTTCTGTTGTATCTTGAGCTATAGCATTACCTTCTCTATCTACAACATAACAACCAGTAATATGCCCGATGATATCATTTTCATCGTGCATAAAATTAAATTGTTTATCTTCTGGAGTTGTTCTAGCAGCCCAAGTTTCTGCTGGAGAAAAAACATCATCATTCTTGTTCCAACCAGTAGATACAAGAACTGATTTAAGATAATATAAATCAATCTGTTTTGGGTTTGCGCTTTCTGCTTTAATTTTTGCAAAAAACGCATCATCTGAACTTGCTGGTTCAGATAGAATAATAGCAGGAGAACAATACGCTACAGAAACATCTGCACGTACCTTCTCCGCTACGCCATCTAGAATTTCTTGTTGATATATTTTCATAGTGTTTGATTTCCTCTCATCAACATTATACACAAAAAGAAAAATATGTCGTAATTAAGACAATTTTTGCTCTATGTATAGCGCAACAATGTGTTTCCTATACGTATCAATAGTCATATCTTCAAAATTAATTTTCCTATCAATAAGCTCATCTGAAAAAGATTTTGGAGTTTTAGAATTTGAATGTAGTAAGTTTGCAACTAGTGCGCTATCTACGTATGACAGAGTAGAAATATTCGTAAATACATCTAATTTTAGTTGCTCAAGGTCTTTTACATTAGCCTTTGTCAATTGCCTTAAATTCTTTTTACCTAGAGAGGAAATGAAAGCATTGCTTACAATTTCTGATGTCTTTTCCCAGGCATTTTCTGCCCAGACAAATAATTCAGCAACTCCAGGTTTTGATCTAGGTTGCTCAACACGTTGTTTACGTGGACCTTCATCCTGTTTTAATGGCGGACGACCATTATCCTTTTGTTGTTGTTTTTGCTGCTTATCTCTAAGCTTCATATTTATATCGCCCTGCTTTTGAATCTTCTCAAGATCGCCCTTTAGATTAGCGTTGTGAAATGGACCGGCCTTATCTGGATATGCGTCATTTCCTCTTTCTTTAAGCTCTCTTTTAAGTCTGATTTTCTCAATTTCAGGAATTTCCTTAAATCTCTGAACGAGTGTTTCGTGACTGATAATATCTCTATCAGCAAGTTGAATAAGTAGGTTCTTCTCAGCTGCTTCGTCAGATAGTGTCATTTGATCAAACTGAACATGAGCTTTGTATCTGAAACCCATAGCTTTTCTTACGATCTCTATTTCTTTTTCCCAGAAACGAATTAATTGATCTCTCCCATACTGTAATCTTTCAACAAGAGTCTTGAGAGAAATGAAATTGTTTGTAAAACCACCACCATTTGTAGCCATTCCCGTTAAAGTTGGTGGAACGCCAAGACCAGCATAAATGCTATTGAGAACAGAAGTATATTTCTCAGAACCAAGGAATTTGTACACTTCACTACTTGATTCTTGGAATGATAATTCTGGACCCCATACTAATTCCATTGTACCGCCACCGACATTACTAGATAGGATATCACGTAGCTTATTGATTGCCGCCTTATTTGGTAGAATCTTGTGATCTAGATTACCAAGAGTCCAAAGTCGAATATTTGAGATGGCTCCATCTAATGCTGACATGTCTGCTAGACGCATTTTCTCTAACATGACAATATCATCTAGAATAGCATAAATCATCGGATTTGCCCACTGTCTCCAGTCATCTTTCTTATAGTAAAATACTCCAAGTCTTTCTGGATCTAACGGTATATCCTTCTGTCCATCCATTAGCGACCTTTTGATAGTTGGTGGCAATGTTTCTAGAACATGGCTTGGAATGTCTCCGCTAGTAAACTTGTCGAAAAATGAATTAGTTGTAATTGTGTAGTTGTTTAAACCCATAAATAAGGACAAATTACCATCTTTCATCTTAACAGTAAGAGGATTGAAGAAATTATATCTCCAAGGAATTTGATTTTCTGTAATATTTGGAACCTCTACCTTGATATCTTTAGATAGGGCTTTCATGTATTTATTAAGTTCTGGAGTTACCTGCGCATAGCTACGATACACAATAACATTTCCGCACTTATAGAGGTTATTGAGAAAACGCTCTGATCTTTCTTTGCCATTTATGCTTTTAAACCATTGTTGGTAAAATCTTTCTACACTCTTGTTCTGATGTACAATCTGAATACCTTGACTCCCAAAATCACCCATAAGATCAATAATATTCCTGATAATACCCACTTTGTCATAGGCATCCATACACATCTTAATAATTCGACGTTGTTGATTTGGAACGGCTTCGTTTGGTCTGAATGCATAGTAATCATTTTGTGTGAATCCGGGCCTAACTGAACGATTTGGTTCTATGTCGATAAAATTTCGATAAGTATTACCTACGCTTTTTGACAAGCCAGTGTATGAGTCAACGTTTTCAGAAAATTGAGACAGAGCATTAGCTTTGCTTGTAGAGTCATTATCATTCCACGTTATCATGTCTTTATCGTTCATTTTGTTTTCCCGTTAATTGAATTGGTAATTGCACTATACTGATTAATACACATCTTTCATCTGATCAGTGAACCAGCTTGGTCCAGAGTAATAATTTTCGTTTTCAGCTTTAGACCTAAACTCTCCACCTCCAGCAAACCCGCCATAAAACTTATATTCCTGTTGTTCTGGGGTTCTCTGTATAATTCTAGCCGCCATATTAGCCATAAGTAAAGCAGAATAACGGTCTTTTCTCATCTTGCTCTTTCTTCCTGTACCAATAACTAATTCAGGTGTATCCCATCTATCTCTACCGCTATTGGTTTGTGTCATCTGTATCATAGCTAATTCATCTTTAAGCTCTTCTATATCCATAACGCAGTCTTCAAGCGTGTCAAACATCCTATTCTTTATACCATCCTCTGATATTGACAATCCAATTGTTATTGAGTCAAAAAATGGAAAGATTAGCACTTTATCTTCAAAGTCCTTACGCATACCATGATTAGCTTCAGCTAGCCAGTCATACTTAGCAAACTGACACATTTCTATAATATGTAGACCACGCTCTCCATCTGTGTCTTTTGGCTTATTATCATCAATAACTGGCCAAAGTGCCAATTCTCCTTCACGTATCTTATCTTTATCGTGAAGAGACTCAGTAACAGCAACACCGCCACCCTGAGCGTCAATTGCTATATGTACACATGGAAAAAGTTTCATTAAATCTCTAATCTTACGCCCACAATAGGAATAGAAATCAGTTTCCGCTGAGTACCCCTTCTTTACCATCTCTTTATGTTCTGATCTTGTTGTAGTCCAGCAGTAAACAATCCTTCGATGATCTGGATGAACTTCTAGAACAACAATGCTAAAATTATCCACTTCAGACGCAGGGTCAACACCAAAGATATACTTTCTCTCAGGATTTCCAATTAAAGCGGCCTGGAAGCTGATTTCACGCCCTTGGCTATCTTTAATGGTGTTTGAGTCATTGACAACACAAGACTCGATTAAAGAGCGTTTAAAGAAACCCTGTGAGTCTCTTGTAAAACAAGCCCCATATTCCATTTGATAAATACCAGAATGTACAGTAGCTTTAGATCTGGCCACCTGATCAGCATCCATGAAGCCTTTTGGTAATAACTCATATGGTATACGTATAATAGAGTATTGTTTCCAGTCAAACGTGTCTGGAGCTTCTTCTCCACCAAAGATCTCCTTTAATCTTTGTCTATCACCCTTACTTTGAACTATAGCTTTCCATTTCTTCCAATATGTCGCAAAGTGGTTAAAATCATAGTATGCCGTGCCAGAAAGAATGATTTGATTGTCTTTCTTGTACTCTTTCTTTTCTTCGACTTCTAGTTCGACACCAAGCTCTTGAGCCTTTTTTTGCGCAGCTAAACGCTTTACATTTTCTACTGGATCTGCGCTAACAGCTGCGAAACCAGCTACAACGTTCTCAAAAATTTCTCTAGGTATAGAAGCAAACTCGTCTGCAAGAATATCATTTGCTCTCTGACCTCTAATTTTCTGACCATCACCAAGAGGTAAACATGTAATTGTGCTTTCGTTTAACCTTAGTACACATCTATCAGTATCTCTACGTGGACCGCTATCAGAATCGCACAAATCTCTAAGCATGGGTGAATTACGCCACATCGTCTCCATATATTCAAAAATAACCTTAGACTGTCTAAATGCAGCACCAACGACAACAATTTTTCTACGTGGCAGCACTAATGCTCTTAGAACGGCGTATAGAGAAAGCATAAAAGATTTACCAAACCCTCGACTAGCAATAAGCATCGGAAACTTCCTATTCCATATTTCGTTAAGAATCAGCGCTTGCGATGGAAGTAGATTTATTCCAAGTATGTGATGAGCAGTAAAGGAAAGATACTCTGGCCTCGTCATGAGGTAAGCTAATCTAAGATGAAAATCATCATCACTGGGATTGAGCATAGCCATAGGATTGAAAACATTTGTTTCAATCTCATCAATACCAAGCCAAGCTTCGTCAATTGTTTTTAGATTGTTTTTTACCATTTATTCACAACTCTATCAGCAAAGCCATAGTACACCGCTTCTTCCGGCTCCATATACCAATCGCCATCTTTAAACTTCTTTATCAAGTATTTTTTAGTCTTGTCTTGATCGTACTCTTTTTCTTTAAAGAATTTTCCACGACAACATCTTTCAGCATAAATATCTAGCATTTGGTCAAAAATTTTCTGTTCAAAATTTATCCAGTTCTGCACATTTCTATACTCTCCGCTAATTCCACTCATTCCATTATGAACCATGAAGTATGAGTGTGGTGTTAAAAGCCTCCTTGTGGCGGCTTGTAGTATTATACTACTCATAGACTCAGCTTGACCATACACAATAATTGAAACTTTAGAGTGACACATTTTTATTCCATCAAACATAGCCATTCCATCTGCCCACTCTCCACCAATACTGTGCATATGTACAGTTATTTCATCATGACTTTCTACTTCTAGTGATCTAAGATTTTTTATGAAGATATTCGACATTTTGTATTCAACGCCAGGATTTTCATCGAAAGCATGATGATTATGAAGAAATATCTCTCTAGTATTTGTATAACAACCGTAATTGTGAACATCATGCAACATATCATTGTTACTATGCGGCATCATTTTTTTCTCCCAATGGTATACATTTCATTAATTCTCTTGAGGATGCTACTAACAGCTAGAAATGCATTATATTTATCGCCACAGAATAAAACATGAACGTTGTTGTACAGTTCAAATTCAATAAGACATTTGAGCATATACCTACCAGTTATTTTAACAGATGCTATATTCTTAATTGGGATTCTAGTCTCGTCTGGAAATTTTATGAGATCTTCTAGCGAAAATTCTAAGACGATATACTTATGGGGGAAGCTTGCCATTCTAGCAATCTCGTTTAAGAAAGCATGTTTCTTTTGCCCTAGATTAATTGCTAACTCTTCCACACAACCTTTACGCTCTATACATATCTTGTCTTCAAGACCGGCTATTGAATAATCTCCAGTATCAAGTTTTTGCTCTATCATCCCGTCACAAGTGTTAAACTTGCTAAAATGATAGCCATCTTGCTCTCTAGTATCTTTTATAACAGTAAACGATGGTGCTTGTATGTATTTTGCCATTATTTAACCAGTGTGTAAAAAAGTGATTCGTAGTGGTGTTCTTTGCCCTTTATGGAATTATGGCACTTTCTACACAATGTTATGCCGTTAGAGACTTCATATCTGAGAGCGTGTGCGTGTGCCCACCTCTTAATATGATGAACTTGTAATGATGACTTAGAGTTGCAGTTTGGCATTTTGCACTTAAACTTATCTCTTTTAAGAACATCTTTGCGAAATTGCTCATACGCCGGATCGTTATAGTTTCTTTTCATAGTTCTTGTATTTTGTCAAACCTAATTTTTTTCCTAATATTTCTACACAAAACTCTTGTTGTAATTGAATTATCTATTTTTAGTAGCTGGTTTATAATCCTAAGTAGTAATTCACAGCAAACTTCATCTGGATCATCAGCCTGTATAAAAATAGTTAAAAACGGTGCATCGAATTCTCTGAGTCTATACTTCTCTATTTCTCTGAAAATATTAGATAAGTCTAGGCTGACTTTAAAGTTTCTCATGCTCTAGCATCATTTCGATTAAACTTGTTAGATCGTTTTTAGGTTTCCATCCAAGTTTTGCTTGAGCTTTAGTAGAATCCCCTCTAAGGTAATCTACTTCTGCTGGCCTGTAAAACTCTGGATCTTGAACGACTAGGTAAGACCAATCGTCCAGCCCAGCCTTTTCGAAGGCTATATCTAAAAAATCTCTGATTTTGTACGACTGACCTGTACATATAACGTAGTCATCGCCGTGTTCCTGTTGCAGCATAAGCCACATAGCTTCGACATAATCGCCAGCATATCCCCAGTCTCTATATGCTTCAAGATTTCCCAAACGCAGCTTAGGAAAGCTATTCTGAACTCCAGAAGCGTATATCAGGTCGCCTTCCTTGCAAGATTCTGAAATATTATCGACACTTAGATTCATTTGTCTTAACCAAGTTGTGAATTCTCCAATCCACTTAGTAATTTTCTTGGTAACGAAATTATCACCCCTTCGTGGACCCTCATGATTAAATAGAATACCAGTACTAGCATGAATTCCGTAAGCTTCACGGTATAACCTAACAGCGTAATGAGCGGCACATTTAGCAATTGCATATGGAGATTGAGGTAGGAATTTAGTATTTTCGTTTTGGTATTTTTTACCGTCTCTACCGATGTCATAAGAAGCTCCAAACATCTCACTGGATGACGCTTGGTAGAACTTTACATTTAGCATATCCAAATCAACTAATGCCTGTAACAAATTAATACATCCCTTACCCGTAACATCCCATGTTAATGCTGGTTGTTTGAAGGATGTTCCTACATGAGACTGCGCCCCAAGGTTGTAGATTTCATCTACATCGGCGTTATCTTTAAGAATAAGCAAAAGACTAGACATATCGGTAAGATCACCTTCCACCAAAGTGAATCTAGGATTCGATATGATGTGCTTGATTCTTTGCGTATTGTCTGTACTAGACCTCCTAGATATGCCTACAACTTTATATCCCTTCTCAAGCAACAAGTCTGCCAGATGGCTTCCATCCTGCCCTGTTATTCCTGTAATTATAGCTTTCATTTTTTCCTCACTTTTGAATATCCAAAACGTAAAAAATCCTGTTCATATAGTTCATACACTCGCTCAAGAGCTTGATCTGAGTAAGCATCTAAATAATTTTTCCATATTTTAGAAGCTTTTGTTATAGCGTGTTTGGCTGGACCAAGATAAATACCATGAGAAGCACAGTCACTAGATAGGTTCTCTAACCTAATTATATTCATTCCGTCTTCATAGAAATTAACCTGATGACCAAAATGATTTCTTGTATAATCCTTATTGTTCCGATCAATGTAAATTTGTAATTGTTCCATAATGAAAGTTTCAAAATCAAACTTCTTATCTATACTATTGTAGTAGTAAGCTGATAATATTCTTTCGTATGGGCGACGAACTGTAATGTATTTTTTGTATGTTTCATGATTTATGTTTTTGATTTTATAGAATCGTAAATCGGCATGATGTAAATATATGTTTGACTTTCTGCAAAGTCCGTACATAATGTCATAATTTGCCTGTAGTGGTGAAATTTCTTTGTGATTTTTACCCAAAAGAGTCTTCATTAGGGTATATTCTACACTTGTTCCTCCAGTTTTGCCTGGATGCATAAATAAAATTTTGTGATCGTGGAAAATCATCTTATTTATCTTTATTTGAGGTCATTCCCTGACTGTATCGGGTGTTAAAAATGGTTGATCTACAACTCCGTCCTCATATTTATGGTAAGATCCGAGTCTTTGTTCTTCTTTTTTCATTGCTATCTTCATTTTTTCCATTTCGATCCCGTACTTCTTCATTTTTTCTGGATCTTGCATCAAGCTTGCGACCCATGATACAAAACTTTGCTTACTATCTTCCAATCTTTTGATTCTTTGCTCTCTTGTGCCCTTCATTTCCTTTAACATGGACGATTTTTTCGCTTGAAGCTCACGATAGTCCTTGTTTAGACTCTCTTGTGCTGCTCTAAGACTCGCCATTTGTCTTTCTAATCCAATAATTGTATCCTGATTCTGTTGGTCACGGTCAAGTTGCCGTTCTTCATCTAAAAGTTTCTCATAAACGTTGAGATATTCTATGTTATCCTTGTTTGCCTTTAGGCAGCGGTTCATGAGAAGCTCCAGTTTGATAACATCTATTACTTGTAGTTCTTCAGTGGGGAATACGTCGTCCTTGAACTGGGCGATTATGCGTGACCAATGATATTTGAACAGTTCAAGTTCATCGGATGTGAATTGATTTTGCAATTCTAACCAATATGGGCGATCCTCTAGTGAAAATGCGGCAGCTTCCTCCCCCGTAATACCTACTCTAAACTTCCTTTTTATAAAATCAATGACAGATTCTACGTCACGATCAAGGTGTTTGGCTATATCTTCTGGTGTCATGCTATCTAAAAGCCTAGCAATTATCCGTTCTTCCTCTTTTGAGATTCTACCCTTCCTCATCGTTGTTAATTCCTTACTTTTTTAAGATTGCGATATATATTCCATTCCACCAACTACTAGTATCGCCGTTTCTAGCTGAAAATAATTTTCTTTCTTCGACAATTTTTAGGTTGGCTTTCTCTATTCCGCTTTTTGTTCCAGCTTGTACGTGTTCTGGATTGTAATCGTCACATATGTAGATAAATGTATCATCTAAAACATCGTAATAGTGAGTTAGCGCCCGCTCTTGGTCCTCAAAGCTATGCTCACCGTCATAGAAATACACATTAAACTTAGATTTTAAGTTAGAAACATCGACTTTGAAACAATCTTCATCTAGAAAGTCAAAATTCACCCCAACATCTTTCATGTTTTCAAAGAAAATATTCTTTATAGATCTACCTCCAAACAAATTGTTTGAGAAATTGTCAATTGCAAGTGCATATTCTGGACTATTTCCTACAAGTGCAGAGTAAAGTGTAGAGCCTTTCCATGTTCCAACCTCTAAATATCTTAAATTGTCAATAGAGCACACTTTGTTTAGCAAGTTTCGAACATTTCTACTAGACATACCATCTATTTCAAGAGCTTTTGGTGTTAGTTTTGTGTTTGGTCCTTTAGAATATTCAATAACATCATCAAGAATTATCATATCCGTTCTCCTTTAGTATATGTTTTATAACCTGTATAAGATGAAGTTTTCTCTTCTTTGGAATATAGGCATCACTTGTGAATTTTAGGTAGTCAGATCGGAACTCAACGGGCAAAAACTTGTCTATTATATGTTTTATGTCGTCCGTGTCCAGAATATCGTCAATGTTTGTATTTTTTTGTACAATCTGATCGTCTTGAGGTAGAGGTTTTGGGGCCATTATCTTCTTTTTGTCTTCATCGTCTTTAACAAAGAAGTTATCACGGACAAAATTCTTCAACCTGTTAGACAAATGTACCGATAGAAAGTTCTCAAGAGGGCGACTTGTGTCATAACGATCAAGGGCATCCATACATATAATAAAAGCCTCTTGTTTTATGTCATCAATTTCATACCCTAAGAATGTGTACCTTGGGCTTATTCTATCAACAACTATTGTTATTTGTTCGATGACCTGTGTTTCTGTCATGCCTTTGGGTATTTTCATTAATCATCCTTCTGCCACATCAATCTTCTCCAGCCTGTACCGTCATAGTACTTTAGGCAGTCGTCTGACTCATCATAATAGATCACACCTTTTCTTGCGGGTGCGGTTTTCTTTGCGTTTAGTTGTAAATCATTAGCTGTGAGTCTTTTAACATCAACCTTCGGGCTTTTTAAAGATAAGTTTTTGTTGTGTTCTGTAACTGATTTGCGGACTATCTCTTCATCAATTAGTGAATCGAGGGGTATGGAGACAAGACCGTCTGTATTCCTTCCCAGAACTGAGTTTTCTTGTAAAACTACAGATGTTGGTAGGTGCGGATGTTCCGAGGTAATAACTGAGTGTGACTCTGTTAGTACTTCCGTGAACGTAGAGGGGATGTATGAAGATACTACAATGTAGTCTTTATAGAGTTCTGAGCATGTAATCGGTCTTGCAATATGCGTTGGAGATATGACATCCTTCTCAATAATATAGAAAGGGCGAAATCTATTTAAAAAGAACTTGCCTTCGTTTTCATATATGTATCCAAGTCCACGTTCAGTGAAGCCATGTCTTTCGCACTCAAACCTAACTGAATAGAAGAACTTTACATTGATTCCAAATAGTGACAAGAAGCTGTTTTGTGACGAGCTAATTTTACCGGTTTCTAGAAATCTTTTGTAATCTGGGCTAATTGAGAGGGCTTCTGTTCCTAGTAATTCTATGTCCTTGGAATCTTTTACTGTTTTACCTCTTTCAATCGCTTGTATTATTGATGTTTTTAGCTTCATCAGCATCCTCACTTCGTTCGTCGTTAATCAGAGATGAGAGGGGGCGGTCTGGTTTATCAAGGTCAGAAAGGGCGCCCATAGTAAGAGCGGCGGTTGCCTTACAGTTCAATTGACAGTCGATTTGTTTTGGTGTATTCATATTGTTTCTCCTCTAGAGTTTATTATACACGATTTGTTGATATTTAGCAGCGTTTAGGTTCGATCTGGAGAGATTGGGTAATACATTTTAAATTGAATGGTTGAATTGTTTATAAACCACCCTGGCCTTTTCGCCTATTCCCCCCAGTTTAACATTTGAAGATAAAACCCCCACCCCGTGACGTAAGTGCTTGGTATCAAAGGACTTACGACATAACAGCCCCCGCAAAATCGACGTAAGTCTAGTATTATCAACTACTTACGACCAAATCCGTGAACGTCTAAAGTTTGGGCTTGACGTATGCCGATGATATAGGTAGGACAAATGACCTTCACAATGGAATGAACAGATGAACACTATCCTACTGTACGTATGTCTCTTTGGCTATGGCATTGGACTTGAAGGAATCGAAGGCGACAAGGTGTACATTGGTACATACACCCCAACTCATGAATATGGGTGGGTCATGCACGATGGGGAAATCTGGCTGGATGTCGTCATGGAAAAAAATCCAAAAAAATCTTGAAGGGGGGTTTGACAGATTGCCGATGATCTGTATAATGAGAACATGACAAGTAAGGATAAGAAAGAAAAGGAAAAGATCATGAACTTCACAACTGCAACTCTGTTCACCGCCCGTATCTATGACACCTATGGTGAAGTGATCGACTACACTACTCACAGTGATTCCGCTATGCTGGAAAACATTGTTCGTGGAGATTGGGAAGGTAGCGACTTCGCTAAGTCTTTCCGAATCTTCAATGAAAAAAATGAGGAAGTCACGTTTGACTTCATCGGTTGATCTGGTAAGATTTCTCTAGGTTGATTTTCACTTTCTAAGGAAAAAAGATGATCCGTTTCACTGGCGCTCCTCTCTACGGTATCGGTTACAATGACAAGTCTGGAAAGGCAGAGGTGGTGCGATACACTCACACTACTGACACCAACTTGATCGGCTACCGTTGCTCACTTGCTTCTAACGGTACACTTCGCCCGCAGCGTCTCAACAAGCGACACCATAAGCACATGGTCTTCCTCACTAAAAACGAAGCCGTTGCAATCCTCGCAGTACAGCAAGGGGGTTGACATGACAGGATTTCTTGCTATCCTTTTCTTTGCGGTTGCGTTTCTTTCTTACTCTACATGCTTACCAGAGGATTGATGATGAATCAGGAATGGCAAGGTTGGGAAGTTCACAAGGCACGTTTCCTTGATGGTCTGTTTGTTGGCATGGCTTTCCCATGCAGAAAGTCTACGGTTGATGGTGGTGAGATTGATAGCGAAACTCTCCACAAGTTCAATCGCAAGGCATTGAAGAGGATCAAGAGAGAAGATGATGAGAAGAGAAAGAAACGTGAACATGCGAACAGGTACGCCAAACTTGTCGCCTTCTATCATAATGAAGAGAACATACTGAACGAACGTTCACCATTTGAGGAGTAGTGTGCATCTGTACACTAGTGAACATCTGTACACTCTTTAGCTGATTCGTCGTAAGTCCTTGATATCATTGGACTTAGGGCGATTCAGCCCCCCGCTTTTGCGACGTAAGTCCTTTGGTATCAACCACTTACGTCAACTGGCAAGGCAAATGTCGTACCCAAACTAGACGGTTAGAGTTTGGCACAGTATTTGCACACGCAGAAATCTCAAAAAAAATTCCAAAAAAATTCCAGAAGGGGGGTTGACAAATCCGATAAGTATGGTATACTTAGGGCATAAGAGAAAAGGAAAGAAAGAAAAGGAAAGAAAAATGAGAATCATCAAGATTGAAACCGTGAATGTCCTGATCAGCAAGAACAATCGAGTGATCGGGTTTGAATATCCTGCG